CCTGGAGGATTGGCAGCTCTTCATCTGCGCGAACATCTTCGGCTGGAAGCTCAAGTCCACGCGCAAGCGCCGGTTTACCTACGCGGACGTGTACGTCCCCCGCAAGAACGGCAAGACGACCTTCGCGGCGGTCATCGCCCTGTACATGCTCATCTTCGACAACGAGGCCGCGGCGGAGGTGTACGCCGCAGCCGTTGACCGCAACCAGGCGAAGATCTGCTACGACGCCTCGGCGGAGCTCATCCGCAACAGCGCCCTCGCGGACTACGTGCGCGTGTTCCGGAAGGGCTCCATCGTCGTGGAGGAGACGGCGAGCGCCTACAAGCCCCTGTCGAAGGACACGAAGAACAAGGACGGCCTGAACATCCACTGCGGCATCTGCGACGAGCGGCACGCGTGGCGCACGAACGAGATCTACGAGGTCCTGAAGACCGGCGTCGGCGCACGGTCCCAGCCTCTCATCTTCTCCATCTCCACGGCCGGCACCGACACGAGCTATCCGTACTATTCCGACCTGGAATTTCTCCGTCAGGTCCTCCTGGGGCTCAAGCAGAAGGACAACCACTTCATCATGCTGTACGAGCCTGACGAGGGCGACCGCTGGGACGATCCGGCCACGTGGCGGAAGGTAAACCCGAACTTCGGAATCTCCCTGGGCGAGAAATACATGGCGGACGAGTGCCAGGAGGCGAAGGAGAAGGGCGGTTCCACGCTCGCCGCCTTCCAGACGAAGAACCTGAACATGTGGGTAGACGCCCCGGAGGTGTGGATTCCTGACGATGACGTCGCGGCGAACGCCGCGCCCTTCGACGAAGCGCAGCTCGCCGGCGCGGAGTGCTACGTCGGCATTGACCTCGCGTCCAAGACGGACCTCACGGCGACGGCCTTCTTCTTCCCGAAATACAACGTCGTCAAGTTCCTCTTCACGCTGCCCGAGGCGAAGATCCAGGACAATGGCGTGGAGGATGACGTCGTGGATTACCGGCTCTGGCGCGAACAGGGCTGGATAACGATAGCCCCCGGCAAGGTCCTGGACGAGGACTGGTATCTCGCCCAGCTGCTTGGCGAGCTCGGGAAATACAACATCAAGTGCATCGCCTTCGACCCTTGGGGCATGTGGGACCTGAAGACGCGCTTCGGAAAGTACGAGACGAAGCTGCTCGAATACCAGCAAAGCATCAAGTTCATGTCCGTTCCCACGAAGGACCTGGAGGCCCGGGTGCTCCGTCATGAGCTGAACTTCCTCGGCAACCCCGTGCTCCGATGGATGTTCCGGAACGTCGTGATCTGGCGCGACCCGAACGCGAACATCAAGCTGGACAAGGGGCGTTCCAGGAACAAGATAGACGGCGTGGTCGCCCTCGTGGACGCCATCGGCGGCTACCTGACGAAGAACGCCGGCAAGAAGCAGCCCTATCACGATCACCCTCTAAGGACGATACAGCTATGATGTACGTTCACAGGCTCGTAACCGACGAGGGTTTCATCGCGGCGTTCTGGAATGAGCTGAGGGAGCGGCGTTCCAGGGACCCTTCCGTCTCCCAGGAGGACGTCTATGAGGCCCTGAACGAGGAATACAGGTCAGTGTTCGGAAGGGACCGTTTCAAGAGTTTTGACGCCTTCCGGAAGCGCCGCGACCGCTGATTTCTCAGTTGGTATTCATTTTCTTCCTCAGTTGGTATAGATTTTCGGAAAAATGTCCAGTAAAATCTCTTGCTCATTTGCATACTTTGTAATGTATTATGGCAAGAGAAAGGAAACGCAAGGGGCTGAAATCTGCCCTCCGGAGCTGGTTGCTGGGGCCCGTCAGCAGCATCGGAAACCTCGCCGGCATATACAACAACGGCATCGACGCAGGCGTCGTGGTCAATTCTGACACGGCGCTTCGCTTTACGGCCGTGTTCGCCGCCATCAAGCTGCTTGCGGAGAACATCGCCGGCCTTCCCAAGTCCGTGATGAAGAGTGATTCCGACGGGGGCTTCGTCGAGGCGCCGGAACATCCGGCCCATGCCGTCCTCTGCGACTGCCCGAACCCCTACACGGACGTGTTCGCGTTCTGGTTCACGATCATCGGCTGGCTCGAGGGGCGCGGGAACGCCTTCGCCCTGAAGCAGTATGACAAGGGAAAGCTCGTCGCCCTGCATCAGATAGATCCGTCTTGGGTCAAGGTGTATTTCATCAACGGCGAGAAGATCTACGTCGTCAAGTCTACGGACCAGGACTTCTCCTTCCTGGACGGCACGTACCTGGACTTCGAGATGCTGCACTTCATGATGTTCACGCTCGACGGCATCCGCGGCATCGACCCGATCAGCTACAACGCCGCCGCCATCGGCGAGGGCATCGCTGCCCAGAAGTTCACGTCCGACTTCTTCCGCACCGGCGGCGCCATCAAGGGCACCCTGGAGACGGACCAGGCCCTGGGCGACGATGACTATGACGCTTTCATGAAGCACTACCAGGCGACCGCGACGAACGGCGCGACGCCGCTCCTGGAATACGGTTTCAAGTACAAGGCCATCAATCTGTCCCCGGAGGCTTCGCAGCTGATCCAGTCGAAGGTGTTCTCCATCGACGACATCGCCCGGATCTTCTGCATTCCGCCGCACATGCTCGCGGAGCTCTCGCACGCGACGTTCTCCAACATCGAACAGCAGAACATCTTCTTCGGCGAATACTCCCTGCGGCCCATCTGCAAGCGCATCGAGAAGCAGCTCGAGCTGAAACTCTTCTCGAAGGATGAGCGCGGAAAGTATCACGTCAAGTTCGACCTGAACGGCCTCATGAGGGGCGACGCCCAGGCGCGCGCCGTCTTCTACGAGAAGGGCATCAACGCCGGCTGGATGACGCCCAACGAGGCGCGCGAGTTCGAGGGTATGAAGAAGCTCCCGGGCCTTGACGAGCCGCGCATTCCGCTGAACTACACCACCGTCGGCGACCCCGGCGATAAAAAGGAATAACTATGCTGAAACTCTATCGCAACAACATTGCCGAAATCGGCACGCCGACGGCGGGTGAGACCACTTCGTCCTCCATCGCCGTCACCGGCTCCGTCCGCTTCTACAAGGAAGGGACGTGGGGTGTCGCCTACAAGAAGCATTCGGCCAGCAGCTGGACGCACAAGGCGAGCGATTCGCAGGACATCTCCGAAACCCTCACCGGCCTGGACGCTTCGACGAAGTACGACATCAAGCTGTACGTGAAGTTCAACAATGAGTACCAGTACGGCACCGCCATCAACAAGACCACCGAGGCGGCGCCGGCGGAAAACCCCGGAACGTAACAAGCCATGGCAGAAGAGAAACTGATCCGCCGGTGGCAGGATGCCCCGGAGATCCGCAAGATTGACGAGGAGAAGCGCACGGTCGAGTTCGTGGCTTCCGACAGCTCCGTGGATTCCTACGGGACTGTCCTCCCGGTAGACAAGTGGGACCTCTCCCGGTATGCAAAGAACGGCATCGTCGGCTACATGCACGACGTATACGGCTCTTCCTGGACGAAGAGCGCCGAGCCTGACGACATCATCGGCAAGGGCGTCGCCTTCATCGAGGACGACAAGCTCATCGTCCGCATCACGTTCGAGCCTGCGAGCCTGAACCCGAAGGCCGACAAGATCTTCCGCAAGCTTCAGTTCGGCTCACTTCACGCCGTCTCCGTCGGCTTCCGCGCCATCGGAAAGGGCCACAAGGGCGACGAGGAGCGCGGGGAGGACCCGAACGTCTACTACTACGGCGGCATGGAGCTGCTTGAGGTCTCCGTCGTGAACATCCCTTCCAACGCGAACGCCCTGAAGCGTTCCATCGAGGAGGAGCGCGCGACCTGGGACGTCGAAACCGAAATCAGGGAACCCGAGGAAGGGGCGAAGGCCCCCGAGGCGGAAACTGACTATACACCAACAATCGCCAGGGCCCGCGCCCTTATGGCAAAAAACAACATTTAGTTATGCGAAACTCCAACGAGATTTCCGCCGAGCTCGCCACCAGGCTGGCCGAGCTCGAAGCCTGCCAGGATGCCGCGCAGCGTAAGACCCTGGCAGAGAAAGTCGACGCTCTCACCCGGGCGCTGTCCGAAGCGCAGATCGCCGAGGCCGCGCGCCGTGCGCAGGCCGCCCAGCGCGTCTTCTCCCCGAAGGAGCAGGACGACATCCGTCGCCGCTTCTCCATCTCCAAGTTCATCCGCCAGGCGATGCCCGGCGCCGTCATGGACGGCATCGAGGCTGAGATGGCCCAGGAAGGCAAGCGTGAGTTCGAGGCCTCCATCAAGGGCGCCGGCGCCGAGGGCGTGTTCCTCCCGGCCGCGTTCCTGCGGACCTACTACTACACCAACGCCTCCGAGGCCAGCCCGACCTATCCTTACGGTGACGCGTTCATCGAGCAGACCGCCCTCTCCTACGAAGGCAAGCTCCGCGGCATGATGCTTGGCGAGCGCCTCGGCGTCCGTTACATCAACGGCCTGCAGGGCAACGTGGCCATCGTGACCGGTGGCGCTGACGCCGCCTGGGTCGCCGAAGAGGCCGCCGCCTCCAAGCAGAAGCCGGAATACAACAAGGCCGTCCTGTCCCCGAAGCGCCTCCAGGTCCTTCAGGGCATCACCTATGACCTGCTGCACCAGAGCACCAAGGACGTCGACCGCCTCATCATGGCGGATATGGTCAAGGCCCACGCCTCCGCTCTCGACGCCGCGATCTTCGCCGGCAGCGGTTCCAGCGGCCAGCCTACCGGTGTCCTGAACAACGCCGGCATCAACGTCGTCGCGATCGGCACCAACGGCGGTGCCATCACCTACGCGAACCTCGTCAAGATGGAGACCGAAGTCGGCATCGACAACGGCCTGCTCGACAACACCCTCGCCTACGTGTCCAACGCGAAGGTGCAGGGCGCCCTGAAGACGATCCCTCAGATCGCCGGTTACCCGGTGTACCTGCTGAACGACGGCAAGGTCAACGGTTATCCGTTCTACATGAGCAACGCCATCCCGAGCAACCTCACCAAGGGTTCCGCCGAGGAGGTCTGCTCCGCGGCCCTGTTCGGTCCCTGGTCCGAGGTCATCGTCGGCGGCTGGGGAGGCCTGCAGTTCATCGTCGACCCGTACAGCGCCAAGCAGAACGGTGTCCTCGAGATCAGCGCCGCGGCCTACCACGACGTGCTCGTCCGTCATCCTGAGGCCTTCGCGGCCATCAAGGACATCACCCTCTCCTAAACCTCCGTGCCATGACCGAGAGGACAATCACGACGATGTTCGCGAACACGCTCCTGGAGGAGTTCAAGTCGCACATCCGCATGACATCATCCGACCTTGACGCCGAACTGAACCAGAAGCTCATGGCCGCGGTGGTTCACGCGGAGCACCACATCGGCAAGGTTATCCTCCGGTCGCGGTTCGTGGCCGTTCTTCCGTTTTCGCAGTCCGTCCGTCTCAAGGTCCCGGCCCCCGTGGTCGAGGGCCTTGAGGTCGACGGCGTTCCCGTGACGGACTACAGCGTGAAGGGCCGCGTCCTGACAGTGGGCCAGGGCGTCGGCGGCTCCCAGATGGAGATCACCTACGAGGCGGGCTACGAAGCCGTCCCCTTCGACATGAAGGCGGCCATCTTCATGCACGCCGCGACCCTGTTCAACAATCCGACGGACAGCGTGGAGACGCTTGCGAAGGCGTCGCAGAACCTGCTTCGTCCTTACCGGAGCTGGGGGCTGGACGATGGAGAACAGGGTTAACATAGGCGAGCTCGACACGCTCGTGACGCTCAAGCAGGTCGCCATCTCTTCCGGTACGCAGGGCGAGAAGAAGTTCACGTTCACGGACTACGGCGAAGTGTTCGCCAAGGTCGAGCGGAACGTGAGCGAGCTCGTGAGCGACACCAACCTGGAAGAGGGGCAGTACATCCGGCTGACGATCTACAAGGTCCCCGCTCTCACGACGCGGTGGCAGGTGGTCGTATCAGGCCGGTCCTACGAGATCACCGCCATCGATCCCGTGTCGCGCTTCTCGCCGGTGTGCGTCCTCAATCTCCACGCCGTAAGCTGACATGCCTGCCATCTACATCGAAGGTCTCGACGACTGCCTCAGGTGCCTGGAAAAGGCGCCGCAGAACGTCCTTTACATCGCGAAGTCCGCGATGAGGGACGCGTCAAAGGCGACGGCGAAGCAGTTGAGGCAGAAGACCCCGAAACGGTGGCGCCGGCTCATCCGTTACAAGGTGTTCACTGGACAGGTGTCGCGGGACCTGAACGCCCTCGTCGGAGCGTTCAATCCGAAGCACAAGCAGACGGGCGTCTCCGACTGGTTCAAGGCCTATTGGAAGAACTACGGCACGCTGAAGCACCGCGACCCGCAGCACCACTTCCAGTCGCCCGTGAAGAGGGGGACCGCGAGGCGGAGGAACAATGAAGGCCAATTCCCGGAAAACTTCTGGGAACAGGTCATCCCCGGATGGGAGAAGGTATTCTTCCAGGAGTTCCAGGAATCCATGAAGAGGCAGCAAGCAAAACTCTACGACAGATGACAGAGAACCTTCGGTCAAAGCTCGTTTCCGTCCTGACGGACGCGTCCGTCTCCATCGCCCTCTCCGAGGACGAGACGCAGGGCTATCCCTTCGTCACCTACGAGATGACGGTGACGCCCGTCTATGACAAGGACGGCCCCTACAAGTACGTCGGCCAGACCTACATCCGCGTCGTCTCCAACGATTTCTCGGAAGCTGACACCCTCGCGGGGTCCGTCATGGGCGCAATCGACACGGGGTTCGGACGCGGGACGGTGTACGCCTCCCGGCTCGTCAGCGTGGACAAGGACTGCGCGAACGACATCTGGACGATCGAGCTGTACTACACCCTGTCCCAGTACGGTGACGAACCGGTGGTTCCTGACGCCAATGAGGAACCTGCAGGACCGGCCGAACCTGGAGACCCCTCGGAGCCAGATCCGAACAACGAAGGGCCCGCGGAGGAAATCCTGGGCTGAACCAATAAAGAACACACAGCACTATGGCATTACAAGGTTACAATATCGCATTCTCCCTGAAGATAGGCTCCGCCGCCTACAAGACTATCGCCGGCCGGACGCAGGACGACCTGACCGTCGCGGCGAAAGTGAAGGAGAGCCTTACGAAGGACGACGCGGGGGTGACGAACGCGACCGTCATCGGCCAGGACATCACGTTCAGGGCGACGGCGCTCGTCGATGTCACTTCCGGCACGGCCATCACCCGCGACGGCATGCTCGCACAGGCCCTGGAAGAGGGCGCCGATGCGGTCATGGACTTCAAGTATCTCGCGACCGGCGGCAAGCTACTCTCCGGCAAGTGCGTCATCACGAACCTGTCGGAATCCTCCAACTCGTCCGACGAGGCGACGCTCACCGTTGACTTCCGCGTCACCGGCACCGTCACGCTCTCGACGCCTTAACAACCCCGTAAACCGAAAGTATCATGGCAGTAGAAGGCTACAACATTGCATTCAAGATCGGCGGGAAGACGCTCGCCGGCCGCACGCAGGACGACATGACTATCGCGGCCCGCGTCAAGGAGAGCCAGACGAAGGACGACGCCGGCGCCACGCAGGTCGCCATCGTCGGCCACGACGTCACTTTCCGGGCAACGGGTCTCGTAGACGTGACCAACACGTCCAACACGAAGGTGTACCGCGACACGATGCTGGAGAACTCCCTGAAGAAGGGCTCCGCCGCAATCCTCACGTTCGTCTACGAGGCGGACAACGGGGATTCCTACACCGGCAGCTGCATCATCACGAACTACGCCGAATCCTCCAACGCCTCCGATGAGGCAACCTACACCGTGGACTTCCGCGTCACCGGCGCAATGACCCTCGTTTCGTAAGGCATGGAGAAGGATTACATCAGCATCGGCGGTCACGAGTACCGCGTTGAGGTCAACTGGAACGCAACGACGGCCTATCTCCGGGCCGTCGGCCGCGATTCCATTGACGAACTGACGAAGATTTCCGAAATCCGTCCTTCTGAAATTACAGCCCTCATGGCCGCGTGCATCGGCGAGGGTGAGCGCTTGGACGGCCGCGGGGACGCCCCGTCGGCCCTGGATCTGGGCGCCGTCGTAAAGCCGGAAGACGTCGCCGCCTTCCTGGAGATCTATGTCCGCCAGAGCGCGCCCCGCATGGAGGCGGACGGCGGAAAAAAACAGGAAGCCACGGAAGCCTCCCGTCAATGACGATCGGCCAGGTCCGGGGCTGGGCGCTCTCCCGCCTCGGGCTTGACCGTGAATCCTTCGGCCTGTTGAGGCTCGGGGAATACTGGGAGGCAATGACGGTCTGGATAGAGGACCGGAACGCGGACCGCCGGCACGTCGCGGAAGTCGTCAGGGGCGTAGGGCTGAGGCTATTCAACTTGCAGCTCGCCAAAGGCAAGAGCGTGGACGCACACGACTTCATGCCGTTCCCCTGGGACCCCGAGAGCCAGGAGCCTGACGACGGCGGGCTGTCACAGATGACCGACGAAGAGAAGCAGGAATCGCTTCAAAGTCTGTTGAAACACGTAAACTGGATGCAGGATGGCGAATGAGCCTAACATGAAAGTCCACATCGGAGCCGACACCAAAGACTTCGACAAGGGCGCACGTGCCGTAAAACAGGGTCTGAAAGACCTGGAGAAGACCGGGACGCAATCGCTGAAATCCCTCGGCGATGCTTTCGGCGTCGACACGGGTCTGGTTGGACAATTCTCGTCTGCCATCGTCGGACTTGGCGCAAAACTACAGCAGACGGGGAACGAAGGAGCCAAGGCGTTCGGGAAGATACTGACTTCCATCGGTCCGCTCGGGGGCGCCATAGCCGGGCTCGGGCTCGGCGCAGCCATCGCTGGTTTCAAGGCATTGAAGGCCGAGGCGGACAATTTCAAGAGCACCGTCGATGGAATGAACCTGTCGATGGCGACGGCCGCTTATATCTCCACATATCAGCAGGCCCTTCATGACGCCAATTCCGAAACCGGCCGGACCGTTGCCGAGGCGATGGCCGACTGGGAGAAGATGTACGGGAAAATCAAGGCGTTCGGTGGTGCTGTTTTGGCGCAGTGGTTCGGCGGACAAGACACGGTAGGCCTCGCCCAGGCGTGGAAGAAGGTGTCCGCAGCGTCCGAAGAAGCCACGCGGAATGCGGAGAAGGCCGAAAAGCTCGGCTCTCAGATGGCAGAGCTGAAGAAGAAGGAGCTCGCCGTCAACAACGAGATCGCCCGGCTTGACCGCGACATTGCGAAGGCCCGCAGGGATGCGTCCGACAAGAGCAAGACCGCCGAAGAAAGAGCTGCGGCGGAAGCAGAATATCGTACGAAAATCAACGAGCAGTACGACAAGCAAATCCAGATCGCGAAGGCTATTTCCATTGTCCAGGGCGAGATGGACGACCTCGCGAGCAACACCTATGACGAGACGAAGAACACGCTCGAGCTTGAGAACACAATCTACAGGCTTGAAGCCGAGCGTGAGGACAAACTGAAGGGCGTCGACAAGCTGAGCGCGAGCATAGCGAGCAGCGCTGCCGCTGCCGCTGCCGCCGCACAGAAGCAGCGCGAGGAGTTCGAGAAAATCGCCGCATACGCCCAGAAGCGTATCGACATGAACACGAACGCCTCCATCATAGAATCCGGCGCCCCGAAAATCCAAGGACTGGCAATAGCTCCGGATCTCGGCCTCTCACAGCCAATCATTGACCAATACAAGGAACGCCTTCAGGCTTCGTTCGGCGACATGACCGTGTATGTCGGTTTCAAGGCTGATACCAAGCAGATCCACGACCTTACGAACGAAGTGACATCCCTGCTTGAATCTTCCATCGCCCGGACCGGCGAGCTCATCGGAAACCTCGTCGGCACCCTCGCCGGCGGAGGCGACGCCTGGGGAGACTTCAAGAGCGCAGCGCTTTCCGCGTTCGGAGACATGGCCATCGCCGTCGGTAAGATTGCGATCTCCATGGGCGTTGCGGCGGCCGGCATCGACGTCGCCCTGAAGGACACGGGTCAGTGGTACGTGGCGGTCGCCGCGGGCGCGGCCCTCGTCGCCCTGGGCGCAGCCGTGAAGTCCTCCCTTTCCGCAGTCGCATCCGGTGACTACAGCGCCGGCGGCGGCTCCTATTCAGGCGGCTATTCAAGCGGCGGAAGCAGCGGATATGAGACGCGCGAGGTCAACGTGAACGTGACCGGAACCCTGCAGGCGAACGGCGACCAGCTCGTGGCCGTCATCAACAACACCAACAAGAAGAACTACTATCTTGGAGGAGGGAGTTAGCCATGTATTATACGAAGTACGACCTCTCCTTCAAGTCCATCCACGGGGTTCCTGTCAGCGTCAGGATTCTTGTGGACGGATATACTGATCCTGTGATTGAGCGCCGCCTGGGGGCTCCGCCAATCATGAAGACGCAGAAAAACGGGCGCATCATCTCCACGACCGTCGAATTTCAGGCGGAGTGCCAGGTGTTTGGTGAGTTCGCCGAGATGTACACGTCGGACCCCAGGCATTTCCAGGTAGAGGTCGGCCGCGGTGACGACGGCGAGGGCGAGACTTGGCTGATATGGCGCGGATATGTGACCCCCGAAATCTATTCAGAGCCCTACATCGCGCCGCCGTATGACGTCAGGATCTGCGCCAATGACGGCCTCGGTGAGTTGAAGCTGTACGACTGGGAGGCGGTCGGAAAGAAGTCTATCCGCGAAACCCTGTTAACCCTGCTCGAGGCGACCGGGGCAGAGTACGCAACCCTCAGTGCCGCATGCAGTATCAAAACATCGTCCGGGACGCCTCCCGAGTTTTTCGACGATGTTTATATCGATCTCGACTACCTTGCCGGCAAGAGCTATTACGACGTCCTGCAGGTCGTCCTGGAATCCATCGATGCGGACATCATGCAGTACGACGGCAACTGGCTCATCATCAGGGAGACTGATGCGACACCGACGGTCATCTTCCCGTCGACATCCGCCGTGAATCTTGAAGTCGTCAGATTCAGTGGCC